GTTGTATTTAGGAGGAAATCTTATGACGAAAGATAGCACTACGCTCGAACAGCCTGATAGACGCGATCAACTAAAGCGTCGTCATGTATCCAGAGCTCGTAAAGCAATTGATCAAGCTAGTACCCTCAATCAGCTGCACAAGCGTGAAAACGACTATTATTACATTGTGCGACATGTAACGTTCAGAGAGTCTGTAGTATCACTTTGGGCGATGGGTTACTATACTGATCAGATTGCTAAGTTTATTGGAAATGGCATCACTGAAAGTGTAATATTGAGAACGATCCGATCTCATTTGGCTAAGTTTCAAGCCGCCGTGCTCACTGCTATAATGAGATTTTCACCAGACACTGATGTTTCAGAGAATGATCATCACTCATTAACATTAACAACGCAACATTAAAGGATTATCATGGAAAACGACGATCGATTAAATTCTAACGATAAGATTGAGCCTCAATCCATCGTTACAGACGGTTTTGATATTAGGAAAAGTGTGTTTATCATTCCAATAGATGCCCCTTTACCTAACGAGCTCTCAGATGCTCCTGTATCGAGCGGGTCGCTTTATCAGCGCATTGCTCCGCTTACGGAAGAGGATGTGTCAACTGACTTCGCGTTGGTTCCTCTAGCAGGTAATGAACTACTTGCATTAGATCGAGCCTGGACTACATTAGTGAATGCCCCGCGAATCTTCGTTCTGCTTGAGATACCTGGAGCGAAATACGATATTTTGTTTACTCAGGCTCGTCGCCAGTTAGGGCTGCGAAGCTTGGATTGGCCAACAGTCGCTGAGTCAATCTCAGAGCGTGTTCGTACTGTCCAGCGAACTGCCGATAAGACACCCTGGGTACTCGGTGCTCAGAAACGACAATACAACGGCTCTAATATTGACGAGGTTAATCGTCAGGTGGAACCTCCTAGGACGGAAGGAGATGATCTTGAAGATCAAGCCTGAGCACGAATTTCTATTCAAGACTACAGGTTCCAAAAGATATATCGCCAAGAAGCAAATTCCTCGCGCAAACGCGGTCATTTCCCTAACTTACAACGACCGACCACAAGTCGGTGACCGTGATCAATTCTTGTTTGCAGATGATCGCAGATGCTTGAGCATTACTGAGACTCTTGTGAAACGATTAGGCGACGAATTTCCGGTTGATGTTTTGCCATCTGGCTTCTCCGGACCGTCCGCTGTCCCATCGGATTGGAACAAACTGTTAAACGTTTCGGGTTACGGCGGTGACCCTTTGCCAATACCCGTATATCATAACGAAATCCTGATCAAGAGCATGGGCCTAGTAGATAAGATAAGACCTGCTGATTTACCTTGGTTCAAAGAACTAGTTCGTCTGTTCTTTGGAGCAGCAGTTCCTGCGGACCTACACATCAGGAAGGCAGCTTCAACCGGTTTCCCTTGGTTTACGACAGATAATGAGTACAAGAAATTAGGTACAATAAAGTGCTTACACAACATTGATGATTGGTTAGCTTCAATGAGTGGCGACAGAAACCAATCGATCCGCGCACTTGAAATTTACGATTCGATCCCTGTATTTGCAATCCAGAAACGACAGCAACCAGACTCAGTAACGTATGAGAATGGTGTCTACAAACCAAAAGATCGTCCTTTTCCAACAGAAGAGGAAGCCCGATCCGGTAACTATGAAGCCAAAAGCTTCGTGAATAAGACAGTGTACGACCATCAAGGAAATAGAATCGAAGGCCACTTTGCAATGCGTCAACGCACGGTGTTCGGGATGTCTGGCATTCCGAATTACGTGATGACAGCAGTAATGGGTTGCTTCCGAGAAGTATACCTCAATCGCTTCGCTTTTACTTATAAGACTCGTGATGATAATGATAAGGAGGATAAAATATCGAAGTACAAATTCACTGTCGGATCTGACGTTAAACAGATGGACACAACGGTACCTAGTTGGTTTCTGGAGTTGCTTTATGAGGAACTGGCAAAGTATTGGGATGAGAGGTTAATCATAGTCCTCAAACGGATGATGAAAGCACCTTACGTGGTACCGTCCCCTTGGGTCAAAACACCTGAAGACTACGATCCTGTGTTTGGCCCATCCCCGCTAGAGGGTGACAAATTCGACGCTTCCGTCGGATTGCCTTCTGGCATCTTTATTAACCCTGATATCGGCAAATTGTGGATGACTTTCGTCTATAGTATCTTATATCGTGATGTCGGTGCGCTACGTGCTGTCTCTGAGCTGGAACCTTTCTTACAAGGGAAGAACCCAGATCATGCTCTACTCGACATGTCTGACGACGCAGCAATGTTGACTAACATTCAATCAATCGCCAATTCACTCAAAGAAGGAAAGTCTCCCTATGCCGTTCTTGAGCCTGAAACTCCAGTGCTTTACTTAGGGTCAGTGTTCGCCGAAGTGGATGGAAAGAAAAGATCCTTTCCTAACCCTGTAACTTATGTTGTAAATATGCTTGCTCGTGAGGATTCCATTGACCGAATTAACCCGGTGAATCATGCTGAAGGCATACTAGCAAGATACCAGCAGTATTCTAGAACTCCAATCTTTCGTGATTTGAACAGGATTACTGAAGAAGTGATTCGGAAATACGCTGGCGTTAATCCTTACCTTATGGCTAGATCAATGGCCAAAAGGCAAAGGTTTAATGACGTTGACGCTTTAGTTATTGCTAATCCGCATTACCTTAATTATCGTGTCGACCCTAAAACCGTGTCTAAAGAAGTATTAGATGAGATTGTCGCAACTATTCCGGCAATCAACTTCTTTGATAAAATTAGACATCTTTTCAAAGTACCAACAACCAGTATAGGAGAAGTAAATGGCTAAGTCCAATGATACTGTAATACCGAAGGATGAGGTGTTCTTTGAGCTACCATCTCTCGCTCATCCGAACACCTACATCCAATTTGGAAGAAATGGTGAGTACGGTGTACGTGAGAAAAGTCACATTCTAGATGAGCCTCTCACTATGAAAGTGGCTGACTTTAAAGAGTTACCTCATTACCACTACTCTTTACCAATCAAAGTCGGAGCTAAATCGACAATTAGCTTACCATTTGGCATGACCGTGCTAACTGGATATACCAAAGCGGGCAAATCCAACTTCATTACTTCAGTGAATGAAGCGGCGCGTGATGCTCAAAAGGCTGAACTATTTGCACGTGTGATCGCGGTAGAGCCAGTAGCCGGTGATGACATGACAGTACCCTTGTTTTACTCGATCGACGCGGCTATTGTTTACTTGGTTACTCAGCATATGAAGCTGAGGAAGTCGGGTAGCTACGCCCCTCTGATGGTTTTAGACTCGCTGCGGGAAGGTCTTTTCGAAATCAACGGTGCTGCCGGCGAGAAGGGGATCATTAACGCTTTCTTCACAGCCACCACTCGCTTATCTAATGCTCTTGCTTGTAATGGTATGACATTAGTTGCCATTGTCAATCCGATGAGCACTGACACAGAGTACCTCAAAGGTTTCATGTCACGCCTGGACAGTGCGGTTCCTGCGTATATGAACCTTCAGACTCGATCAGAGGATAATGGGCGCGCAACGTTCGGTGGACAAATCGCTGTCCGACCGAAACGTGAACTACACAATTTCACTTTCTCTCTGTCTAGTAAGATTACAGCTGATCTTCTGGAAGTGGTGGAGTTTAACGCTGGACGAGCAACAGAACTGCCTAGCCTTTATTCAGGCATTGGCGCAATCAACGAATCAACCGATATAATTTAGGAGATAATCATGGTTAAGAAAACAATAATTAACAACGGTAGTAATGGGAAAGGTGACCAATTACCGACTGGCTCTACCCCTTTGCCTGCAGGCGAGAAAGTAGTTGTATTCGATCAGTTGATCACAAAGTTCGACTCAGGTGAAAATGAGCTTAGTGGTACCTTGCGTAAGCGTCGTGCTGAGACCGCAATCTCAACTGGTAGCGTGGATTTTGTATCCTTTCATCGCCCGACCGATGTTCTAGTTTCTCGCTGGTATCCTGGTTATCGAGTCACTGACCTGTCTGGTGCTGATGCTGAAGAATCGCTCGGTTTCATGCTGGCAGATGATATGACCAAAGTCATCGATCAAACTCAGGCTGCTGAAGAAGTAGCTAACTCTCTGTATGGCTTTCAACGCTTGCTCGGCAATCCCTCCATCGCGAACGCAATTATTCTAGAGCTGCTACCCAGAAAAGGCGTTCCAGTTCGTCGTGACAAGTACTTGGTTACTGAAGAGATGGTCGGTGATGTCACTAACAACCAATTGGCTGCATATGGTGAGACACGTTTATCAGTTGTGTCCGCCATCTCACACGTCATCACTCGTGTATTTGCTCATCTCGAATTAGTTTTACCTTCTCCAGAGCAGAAACAGGTGAAGATCGCTAATTCATTCGCGATCACTCCTGCCGACCTAAAGAAATTAATCATGGTTGATTCATTGCGCGATTTATTCTCTGATGCTCGTCTCGGTGAAATTCGCCGTGCTTTAGATAGAGACGCAACACCTGAGATCATTGCAGAAGTAATTTCAAAGATGCTTAGAACTGCTGCGAGTTCAATTCCTGAGATCGTCTTGAAGTTTCAACAGATTGAAATTGTACAACGACTTGTACATCGTTTCCATGTTGATCCTCGTTCCTTAAGTCAGGTCATGCAAGCCTACTCTGGCTTGCAACAGCTAGCTAATTTTGCGAACTTTGCCGTATGGGCAGCGAAGAATCCGCTTAGTGGCTTCATTGAGCAGAATAATACTGATCTTAAAGAAGCTTGTGATAATATTTTATCCGTAATTAATTCTGCACCTTCAATTGAAGCTATGTCGTTGAACAAATACATGGATCACTTTGGTATTGTTCCGGCCAGCGCTTCTGGCATTTATCGTGGTGCAGTGATGTATCAGACAAAATCACAGTCTTCTCAAATGGACGTCGTTCAAGGCAAAACACAAGGTGCTGGTTGGTTAGTAAATCAGCAACCTGCCGAATATACGCCTATTTCTCGGATCGCTGATGAATTGAACCGTAACATCCTCGATCCTAGATCTCTAGGTGGTTTAGCTAACTTGGTGGCTGATGAGATTTCGCATCAACCTTTCAATCTCGGTGATGCTCCAGTTCTGAATACTATTAACGTCTCAGATGACGACATTCAATATGTTGCCATGGCAATTGCCGAGACATTGTCTTTCGTCCAAGTCGCAACTTCTCGAAAGAAAGGTGTAGGTATATCTGGCATTCCTGATATCGTATACGGCGTGAACGTTTCTGAACAGTTCTTAATGAATGTAGGTGCCGCAAATCCTGGTACCGCTTTCTTCACCGACCCTGTTGCTGTTGTTCTTTATGGCTTAGGTGATGAGTTTCTTCATACTGTGAAAGAACCAATTCCTCTGCCATCTAGAAAGCAGAGTTTCGATTTACCGATAGCTCTTGATACACATTTTAATGGTAATATCTCGAATTACATCTCGTCAAAAGTTGAGACGCCCTTTAAGGTCAAATTGCCCATTTCAATCACTCAAACAGACGGTAAAGTCGGTAGTATCGACATGGTTATATCAGTGTTGCCTATTCTCTTACCCGCTCCTGATGCTAACGGTAACATTACTATCGTTGATTCAAAGGTTCATTATTATTCAGTCAATGAACCAGGCGTTGACAAGGATATCAAACTAATGCTAGCGATGGCATCCGAGTATCAACAGTACGGTAATCGTGTCTTGCAGGATCGCGCGAAGTCATGGATTATTGAAACACTCGGAAACGCAATGCAGCATCCTGTAATTGTTTCAATGGCTACCACCGCTGTTAATCGTTCATTGGTAGCACAGTCATTTGATGGTCGTCGCCTTAAATCGCAATTCTTTGATCTGATGATAATGGCCTATTTCTCCTCATTGCTTGGTACCTTGACAAGGTTCAACAAGGTACAAGCGACTGTAGCGGAGGATTTGATCAAGAACGTACCGGTTCCTGGACTGTCCATTAAGGCATCAGCTCTATTGATGTCAATGCCGATGCAACTGAACGCAAGTTCATTGTACAGCGGCAACTAAACCGATAGCATTTGCTATCAAACCGTGGTTTTACCACAGCTCTTACTGCTTAGTGTAAGTTAGGTGAACCCGAAGGGTTCCCCTTCCTC